GGAAGAAGTGCAAAGAGCGTGAGTTGTTAAAGGATGCATACTGGAAGATAAGACGACCGAAGTAACCGTGAGCGGCTACGATGTTATAGGTCTCTTCTTCTTGACCGAACTTGTAACCATAGTTCTGAGACTCAGTTTCGGTGGTTTCACGAACCAGCGAAGAAGTAACCAGAGAACCGTGCATTGCACTGAACAGTGAACCACCGAACACACCTGCTACGCCGAGCATATGGAAGGGGTGCATGAGGATGTTGTGCTCTGCTTGGAAGACAAGCATGTAGTTGAATGTACCACTGATACCCAAAGGCATTGCGTCAGAGAAAGAACCTTGACCGAAAGGATAGACCAGGAAGACTGCGGATGCTGCTGCAACAGGTGCAG